TTTCAGACGCTGATGCTGATGCTGTTAAACAAGTCATCAAAAAGAACACTGCAGAACTTAATGGAATGAGTTTGGTAGTAGATGTTGAACCTGCAGAAGGTGCTTATGACTCTGTGGTGATTCACTCGATGAGACCACGTGAAGAAATTATCAGCTACTTGGGTGATATGGTTGACGAAGCGATTGAAGTGCCATACACTGACGAACTATCAGAAACAAAAAAATAAAATAAAATGAGAATCATAGAAGTTATTGAATCATCCAATAAGAAAAAAGGATTGGACGGTAAAGCCTGCTGGACAGGTTACAAACTCGCTGGCACTAAAATAAAGAGTGGCAAACGAGTGGATAATTGTGTGCCTATCAAGAAATAGAGAACATTGAAACACAGACAAAAACACAAAAATAAGACAAACAATAAAAACCATCACAAAGAAAAGACCACGTTTGATCCCCGTATACACCACAAAGGTGCTGGCACAGGCTACGGTTTAAAGAGAGATCACGTACAAACTTCAGAAGAAACCAGTGGTCGTCAACTAGCACACATCCTCGGCATAGAATAAATATCAGTATATGCGAATACATGAGATAACAGAAGGTCGCTTTGACCCCTATCAAAACAAGGCCATATTCTTTGCGGGTGTGCCAGGTGCTGGTAAAACATTCATTGCTCGTAAACTGGCTTCTGTGTTCTACGGATTAAAACAGGTCAATCCAGATGCCGCATTCAAACATCTGCTACGCAACAAGAATTTAAGTCTTAAAATGCCTCCAGCGGAAGAAGAACCGAGAGAAATTGAGAGACAACGAAGCAAACAGCTCGTAGGCAAACAACAACAGATGTATCAGCAGGGCAATCTGGGTATGCTGATAGATACCACAGGCAGATCCTACGAGCGAGTCAATGGCACCAAAGAAGAGTTGGAAGCACAGGGCTATGACACCATGATGGTGTATGTGGACGCTGATATTGAAACTGCTGTGAAAAGAAATCGTGACAGAGAACGCTCTATACCAGAGAAAGTGCTGATGCAGAATTTTGGAGCCGTTAAAAGAAATCTACCACGTTTCCAAGAATTATTTGGTGATAAACTATTCATTATAGACAACTCTATGGAAAAACAAGACACAATATCAGACTCACTGAGTGAGTTGGAACAAACAATTAAGAATTTTTTAAATAAATAAGCATACAATGAGCAGTATACCTATCTTTTCATACAAGCAGTATCTGGATGATATTAGTCGTATGAAGCAGACTGGCACAGTGGACGCTAGTCAACAGGTAGAAATGCCACGCAGTGCTGGTTCCAGAGGATTAAAGAAAATTCAAACATTTATCAAAGATCCTGTGCATCTAATGGGAGAGAGTGAAGAAGGTCGTCCCACTCCTGCTCAACCCAATGCAGTGGAAGACATTAGGAAAGTAAAAGACGGCTACAGATTGGTATCTAAAAAATCTAGTAAAAATTTAGGCACTTATCCCACACGAGCAGGTGCTGAGAAGAGAGAACAACAGGTACAGTATTTTAAACATCGTGATGAGAGCAGGGATGATCGTAGCATGGATGAAATATTTGAGTCATGGCTACAAAGAAGAATACCTGAACAGTTCCACGAAGGAGCAAGGACATGGTTTGAAGCCAAATACCAAGGACGCACAGTGCCATTGAACAAGCCTATGAGAGGTGATGTAAAAAAATCAAAAGTGTATGTGACCAATCCAAAAACTGGTAATGTTAAAAAAGTAAATTTTGGACACGGTGGTACCAGTGCTAAAAAACTAGGACAAAAGACCATGTCTATTAAAAAATCCAACCCAGCTCGTAGAAAGAGTTTCCGAGCTCGACACAAGTGCGACACAGCCAAAGACAAAACCACAGCAAGATATTGGTCCTGCAAAGCCTGGTAAATCCAAAAAGTAATTGCTTTTTTATCTAAAACATTATATACTGAGCATAACAAGGAGATATAAATGTCAGGTAAAAACTTTAATGAAGCAGAAAAACAAAAGCTAATTCAAATTATCAAAGAAGGTTCTCAGGTACTGGGAGAGATTGATGATCTTAAAGGTGGTTTAAGAGACACCATTAAGGCCATTGGAGAAGAATTAGAAGTTAAACCAGGAATAATCAGCAAAGCAATCACTATTGCACATAAAGATTCTTACAAATCTGTACAGGATGATATGGATATGGTAGATTCAATATTGGCGGCCGCGGGTAAAATCTAGTGATTGATAGAGTCAGATCATTCTGGCTGAACAGTTATAGAACAGACCCCAGAGCATTCTTCTTTGAACTAACGAGTTTCATCTTCACTGTAGCGGCCAGTTTGCAATTGGCTATACACGCAGATGCTCCAGATTTAAAGATAGTGTATCCAGCTTTCTTTATTGGGTCTGTAACACAATGCTATGCGGCATCTAGAAGAGGAGCGGCCTGGGTGATGCTTTTGACTTTTTACTTTGCCTGTGTTAATATATTTGGATACGGTAGAGCTGTAGGTTGGTGGTAGATTAAATGAGTTACATAGACGCATTCTATAAGAGAGATGAGGACAAAGTATTCGTTGTGGAACGAATCAAAGGCGAGCGTAAGTTTATAGAATACGATGCTCGATATGTGTTCTATTATCCAGATGCTCGAGGCAAACACAGAAGCATATACGGAGAACAATTACAAAAAGTACAGTGTTCTACTTTTAAAGAATTCATCAAAGAGCAGAAGATAAGGAGCAATAAAACTCTTTATGAGCAGGATATTAATCCTGTATTCCGTTGTTTAGAGGAGAACTATCTAGGCAAAGATGCTCCCAAACTGAACACAGTGTTTTTTGATATTGAAGTGGACTTTGATCCAGAGCGTGGCTACTCCACCACAGATGATCCATTTATGCCTATCACGGCCATCACCTGTTATCTCAGTTGGACAGATCAACTCGTCACATTTGCAGTGCCACCCAAGACTCTGAATATGTCAGGTGCACGAATGGCCACAGAACGTTTCGACAATGTGATGCTGTTTGAGAAAGAGAAAGATATGTTGGACGCTTTTCTAACACTGATTGAAGATGCAGACATCCTGTCAGGCTGGAACTCAGAAGGATACGACATACCCTACACTGTGGGTAGAATACAGAAGGTACTGAGTTCAGACGATACTCGAAGATTGTGTTTTTGGGGTGAGAAACCTAAAAAAAGAACTTTTGAAAAATATGGCAGAGAGCAGACTTCATATGATTTAATAGGTAGAGTGCATTTGGATCTATTAGAACTGTATAGAAAATACACCTACGAAGAGCGACACACCTATCGATTAGATGCCATTGGAGAGTGGGAATTAGGAGAAAGAAAAACTGTGTATGAAGGATCATTAGATTCCTTGTACAACAACGATTTTGGATTGTTTATTGAGTACAATCGGCAGGACACTGCACTACTGGCCAAATTAGAAAAAAAATTAAAGTTTATAGAATTAGCCAATGAGATAGCACATCAAAACACTGTGCTATTACGGACCACTATGGGTGCTGTGGCAGTGACAGAACAGGCCATTGTGAATGAAGCACACAGAAGAGGCATGATTGTTCCCGGCAGAGTGAGACGAAATGAAGGAGAGAATGTACAAGCGGCAGGTGCTTATGTGGCCACACCTAAAACAGGACTGCATGATTGGATAGGCAGTTGTGATTTAAATTCACTGTATCCATCTGTGATTCGTGCTCTCAATATGGGACCAGAAAGTGTTGTGGGACAGATACGACCTGTGATAACATCTGCGGAAGTTAATCGAGCCATACATCAAAAGAAATCATTTGCGTCGGCTTGGGATAACCAATTTGGAAGTTGGGAATATCAAGCAGTGATGAGACAAGACCGAGGCACAGAAGTTATTATAGATTGGGCAGACAATACATCAGTTAAAATGTCAGCGGCACAACTGCATGATCTTGTGTTCGAAGGCAATAATCAATGGATGTTGAGTGCTAATGGTACCCTATTCACCTATGAGTTTGAAGCTATTATACCAGGACTGTTAAAACGTTGGTATGCCGAGAGAAAAGAGATGCAGAAAAAAATGCAGGAGTGTGGAGACAACGAAATTGAACGAGAGTTTTGGGATAAAAGACAATTGGTTAAAAAAATTAATTTGAATAGTTTGTATGGTGCTATTCTAAATCCTGGTTGTCGTTTCTTTGACATTCGTATTGGACAATCTGTCACCCTAACAGCCAGATGTATTACTCGACACATGGCGTCTAAGACCAATGAAGTTATAACAGGTGCATACGATCATCGAGGTGATGCTATCATATACGGAGATAGTGTAACTAAAGATACCAAGATTAAAACTGATTCAGGAGAAATCACAATTGAACAGTTGTATAATGAATGTTTAAATCATTCAACTATAGGTGAAAAAGAATACGGAGTACAATCAATGGCTAAAGTGGTTGGATTTAACTCATTTGAAGATGCTACTGTAATGAGTGATATTTCTTATGTGATGCGACATAAAACAGTTAAAAAAATATACAAGATTACTTTAGAAAATAACAAAGAAGTTAAAGTTACTGAAGATCATAGTGTAATAGTTGATCGAGATGGATTTTTGATTGAGGTTAAACCTACAGCAATAAAAGACAACGACTTAATTATTTGTTTAAATACATAAATAGTATGGAAATAGGAGTATCAGCATATAATATGATCAAGTGTTTAGAATGTGGATTTGAAGCAGATCGACTGCAATGGACTCATTTTAAATATAATTGTACTGGAAAATTTAATAATGGAAAAGACTATCAAATATCTTATCCTGGCGCAAAAGTAGTCAGTAAGAACTTAGCTAAAAAAACAGCAGTTACCTTAAAAAATCTGATTAGTAAATACGGCCTGGTTAATGGAGAGATACGCTGGAATGAATATCGAAAAAAACAAGCCGAAACGAACACATTCAAATATAAAGAAAAAAAATATGGGTGGACGCGGGATCAATTTAACGAATACAACTCGTCAAGAGCACAAACTTTAGAAAAAATGATAGAAAGACACGGTGAAGATACAGGTATTAAAAAATGGCAAACATATTGTGATCGTCAAGCATATACTAATACTAAAAAATATTTTATAGAAAAACACGGAATAGATAGTGGTACTAAAAAATATATACAGATATGTAAAAAAAAATCAGAACCTCATAATCCAGAATTATTAGCAAAAAAATTAAACATTACCAATGATGCGGCCGTTGATATTATCTTATCTAGATCAAAATCAGAATTTCGTTATAGTAATTTAGAAAAAGAGTTTATACACACCATTGAAAAAAATGTTGGAGTACTTGATCACACTAGTTTACGAAAACCATTTGGAAAATGGTCATCATATTTAAAAACATATGTAGTTTATGATATTAAACATAAAAATTGTATTATAGAATTTAATGGTGATTACTGGCATGCAAATCCAAAAATATACAAAGATACTGCAATGATAAGAGGCATTAATGCTATTGACATACGTAATAGAGATATATTAAAATTAAGAACTGTAGAAGATTTAGGATTTCGTACTCTAGTTATTTGGGAATCAGAATACAGATCTGATAAAGAAAATATAATTAAAAAAGTAATAAAATGGATATCACAAGAACAAAAATAAAGAGTATAGAATGTTTGGGAGAAATTGATGATTATGTTTATGACATCAGTATTGACGATCAAGATCCGTTCTTTTTTGCAAACGACATACTTGTACATAATACAGATTCTGTTTATTTCTCAGCATACAAACCTCTACAAAAAGAAATAGACGCAGGCACTATCCCATGGGAAAAAGAAAA